TGATTGATGGCGTAGATGAAATGTCTAAACATTTAAATGAACAGTATTTCAAAGACAATACCACGCCACAAGATGCCGTATATGAACTCAGTGAAATCCTCTATGCGTACTACGTTGGCTACTTGGAAGAAACACAGGAGGAGATATATAAATTGCAACAAGGGGAGAATGAGGATGGGTAAGCTATGGCACAGGGTGGCACACTACTACCTCACACATGACGGCATTGAGATGCTTTTGTTCGCATGTGTGTTCGGCTCCTTTGGCTGGATGGCCTATCATGTTATCATTGGAATGATAGAAAGGATTATGGGATGAAAACCGTAACAGTTGAATTGAAGCATCAAGAACATGACATCCTTGCACAGAAGGTGGAGGATTACTTTGGTGGCTGGCATCCGTTTGCATACGGCACTAGACTTGTGCGGCCAGCGTACTATGATGAAGACCAGCAATGTTGGGTGGCTGTGATTACCCGGCAAACATCTTGTGATTAAGGAGAATGACAATGGAGAAACTAGATATGGACGAGCCGTACTTGGTAACGCAAGCACAGCGTATGGACTTGCTGAACTCACACAACAAACTGCGTGATATTCTGCAGACTATTGCAGACTGCAACGACATATGGATGTCGGACATTAAGTATCTGGATACGTTGCAGTGTGAACTGTCACGCATCCTGAAGTTCGTACCCAAGCGTGGCGAGAATGGTCACATCATCTGGGGTGCTGACTATATACTGATTGAACACAGTGAAGAGAGTGACGACTGATGTTTGCGGAAGCACTCGTATGCCTTGCACTCAACGTGTACCATGAGGCCCGTGACCAGCCCTTTATTGGGCAGGTTGCGGTTGCCCAAGTGGTGATGAACAGAGTGTATGATGACAGGTATCCTGACAGTGTATGTGATGTGGTCAAGCAAGGCCCGACATACTCATGGAAGCAGGACTTCCCTGTACGCCATCGCTGTCAGTTTAGCTGGTACTGCGACGGTAAATCAGACAAGACACCTGACCAGACAGCGTGGCAGCAAGCTATGTTGATTGCACAGGGTGTACACACAGGCAACCTTGATGACTTCGTTGAGGGTGCAACACACTACCACGCAACTTATGTTCTGCCTGAGTGGGCAGAAAGCAAGACACCTGTCGTACAGATAGGCGACCACGTATTCTATCGCTGGGATTAGTGCTTGACTGTTCGCAGTCTTTGTGATACAACGTAACTCTCAGTTGCCAAATGAAAGGAGACAACTATGCCATTAGATACACATATGTTTACAGCAGAGGAACTGCTGCCAGAGAACCTCAACTTCCCTGTGGAGTATGAGGCAACGAAAGTATCCGACAAGAAGTATGTCATCAACGGTAACACCGGAGACTATCTTGGCATTGTCGGTAGTGGGTTCAAGTGTGCCAATCATGGAGACTTCTTCGTAGGTGTACATGATACCATCACGGAGAACCTTGGTGCTGACGAGTGCGAGAGCATGAACATTCGCTTCAGGACTGCACGTAATAATGCTTGGGTCATGGCTGACATGTCACTGCCAGAGGTGACTGCACGTATTGAGTCTGACCTGCACAGCACCACGATTGCACAGCGTATCATTGCCCTGCATGGTGTGGATGGTAGCTGTTCCAATCAGGTATACTTTGGTGCCATCGACTTCTTCTGTACAAACGGTATGATTACCGGCGAGTATGATGATATCCGCAGGAAGAATACCAGTGGGTTTGATATCGACAAGTTCATCAAGGAACTGAAGGGTTCGACACAGGCTTTCTATGCACAGTCAGAACGACTGCAGCGGTTCGCAAACAAGACACTGTATGTCGGTGACGTAAAAGCTATGCTTGAGTCCCTGCTCAAATCAGACCGTGTGTCAGAGAAGATGCTTACCTTGTACAACCAAGAGGCTGCAACCCGTGGTCAGAATGCTTGGGCATTGTATAGTGCCTTCACCAACTACGCCAGCTATGCTGATGAGCGTAATGGTTTCGGGTTGCGTAACACTGGCAAAGATACCAACGCCATCACGATGTTCCGTCGTGAGAATCAGGCTGCACAGTGGGTGAACAGCAAGGAGTTCAAGGAGTTGCTGGCAGCATGAGTAAAAACTGGATAGGTACAGCCCTGAAATCTGAGGCACTGCCGATTAATGACGACACACGAAATGAAATTACTAAGTGTGCCGTTCATTGGTATGGGGATGCTGCTGTTCTGGACAGCAAGAAACCTCTATTCCTTGACAAGTCGGGAAACAAGATTGTCAAGGTTCTTGGATTCACCGTCAACATGATATACGAGGTGGAAGATGGCGAAACATAAGTGGGAGTATGTGAGGACCAATTCAAAGGGTGAGGCTGTGTTTCGTAAAGAAACCGGCCAAACCTTAGAGTACGTCTGCAATTATCTAAACGATAATAACATTCGCCATGAGGTCGTGTTGTCTGCTAGTTTGATTGTTGTGTACAGCAAGGCCGATAGACCTTACATGTATTACTGGTCTACAGGTAGATGGACACCTCGACGTAAGTCATACAAGAAACACTTCCACAGTGACAGCATTGAGGATTTCGTCGAGAGGTATCTGAACAAGTATGCAGAGGAACACATACGCGAACAGCAAGAAAGGGAGACACATGAAGACAGTTGAAGACTTAGTATTGACATACTATTCTTCCAACGATTTCAGTATGTTGAGGGACAAAACTAAGAAGGACTATCAATACTTCCTCAACATATTAGTCGGTGAGTTTGGGTCTGTTGCATATGACAAGTTGTCGAGCAAGCAAGCCAAACACGCATATGAAGAATGGGTGAAGCGTGGCATCACGTTTGCCAATCATGTATGCACTGTGTCGTCGTTGCTGTATCGCTACGCCATCGACATGGAGTATGCTATGGTAAATCCATTTGCCAACATCAAACGTAAGACTGCACCACAACGTAAGGTGGTGTGGTCAGAAGACAACGTGCGTCAATTCCTTGACACTGCCTATGGGCAGTTTGAGTGGCGCAGCATTGGTCTAATTATTCACATGGCATACGAATGGTGCCAGAGACTAGGTGACATGCGTCTGCTGCAGTGGGACAACCTCGACATGGTTGAACGCAAGCTGTACCTTGAGCAGAGCAAGCGTAGGGCAGAGGTATGCCTTCCAATCGAAGATGACCTGTACGAGATGCTTGTACAACAGCAGGAAGACTTCGGCTTTCAAGCCTACGTGGCACCCCGTGTGTTGCCTGTTGGTGGTAAGTATCATCCATACAGCTTAGAGCGTCTCAGCAAGGCTGGACGGGCTGTTATGAGGCAAGCTAATCTGCCAGAGGAGTTACGGCTGATGGACTTACGTAGGACAGGCACGACACAGATGGTCGAGGCTGGTGTACCTATGGGACAAATCATGTCTGTGACTGGACACAGTAACCCGCAGTCGGTAAAACCTTACATGAGAAATACATATGCCAGTGCAAATAGTGCATTGACAGCACGTAAATCGCATGGTAAAAGCACCTAACTGCCGCAAAGGAAAGTGATATATACATGGATAATATATATAACATTGTAAGTGATATGGACGTACCCGTTGGTATGACCAAGCGTGTTGCTTGCCCTAACTGTGGAGAGAAAACATTCACAGTGACAAACAACATGGGTTCGCTTGTATGGAATTGCTATCGTGCATCCTGTGGTGTGAAGGGTGGGACACGTGTTCGTATGAGTGCCGATGACATTCGTGCTGGCTTTGCCGGTGCCGATGACTTCGCCAAGCAGGACACGTTCAAGCTGCCTGACTACATCGTGCCGCATGACTGGAACGTGGCAGAGATTGCATGGGAGTTATATGAGTTGGATGCAGAGCAGCTTGGCCTTATGTATGACGTGAAGGAACACCGCATGGTATTCCCCATCGTACATGACGGCAAGATTGTGGATGCTACCGGACGCTCATTGGGTAAGCGATTACCTAAATGGAAACGATATGGAAAAAGCGGCTTGCCATACACATCAGGGTGTGGTAAAGTCGCCGTAGTTGTTGAGGACTGCTTGAGTGCAGCCGTTGTTGGTTACGGCACCTTTGTCGGGGTTGCGCTTCTAGGCACGTCATTGCAAGAGACGCATAAAGGGTATCTCTCGCAGTTCTCAACAGCAATCATTGCGCTAGACCCCGATGCGCTGCCGAAGACTTTGATTATGGCAAAGGAATTACGAGGGCATGTCAACGATGTTCGTGTCCTCAGACTAACCGACGACTTGAAATATCGTAACCCGACAGATATGGAGAACCTTCATGGAATTATCAATAATTAGGAGCCTGATGGACAAGTCATTCTACGATGACCATCGTGGCTCTAAGTGTCCGCAGCGTTTGTTCAGTAAGGACGTGCGGAAAATCAAGCAGTCGATTGACGCTGCTATGGACAGGTACGAGCGTAGCGTTACGCCAGATGAGATAGAAGCCCTGTTCATGTCAGACAACCCGACACTGACTACCGCGCAGAAGCAGGGGTATTCGTCACTCTTCTCGCAGATTAAACGTGAAGACCCGATGGGCAGCGACGTAGCACAAGAGGTGTTGTCCAAGCTGTTCCAACAGGTAGTGGGTGAGGACGTAGCTAACATTGGCTTTGATATGGTCAATGGTGATGCGGCCAGCCTTGAGTCTCTGCGTAACCTACTTGAGCGTTACGGGGATGACTTCATTCCTAATCTCAACATTGAGTGGGATGACATCACCATTGAGACACTCATGGCTAAAGCTGAACTGGAAGCACGTTGGACATTCAACATACCAAGTGTGACACGTAAGGTAGAAGGCGTGTCTGGCGGCCAGCTTATCGAAGTTGGCGCACGGCCTAACACTGGCAAGACATCCTTCCATGCCAGCTTGATTGCTGCACCGGGTGGGTTTGCACATCAGGGTGCCAAGTGCATTATCTTGTGTAATGAGGAACCGACACACCGTGTTGGTGCCAGATACTTGACTGCTGCCGCTGGCATGACAGCCCGTGAAGTACGGGACAATATGTCAAAGGCACAGGCACTGTATCAGCCGGTGATGAATAACATCAAGATTAAGGAAGCGGGTGGTCGTGACATGGCATGGGTTGAGTCCGTATGCAAGT